AGTCAGCTAAGGCTAGCTCGCATCGAGATTGTCATATCCACACATGCAATGTTTCCAACATGAGTAGATAAGAGTTTCCTCGAACCAGGTCGTGTCGCCAACTGCAAGCCTAGATTCTAAATTCTAGAGCCCTGACTCCTGCAAATGGATGCATTAAAGCTTTCATCCAAGTCAGCTAAGCAGTTTGACTAGGGGACATATTAATAACCTATGATATATTTCTAGTTATTAATCCCCTATCTTTGGCAAGATGAATTTTACCAAATCGTAATCCACCATCTCGTGAACGGCCTTCTGCCGGTTGTCGTGTGAGTTGAACTACTGGTCCACTCGCGCGGCTATGTTGCTTATCGAGAACCATATGTTTCAACCGTTGATAGTATGTAGGACCCATAAAGAACTTAACGTCCATCTGTTGTCCACTAATACCAGAATATAGAATTTCATCCCCCGTATAATTAAATCCATTCGCTTCTAGAATCTCGCAAATGGCATCATATGATATCTTATTAAATGGTGTGCAATCCGCATAACCACAAAGAGTAGCAGCTGCCTTGCCTAGAATCATCTCCACTAACATACCAATCGTCATACGACTAGGAATTGCATGTGGATTCATAATGATATCCGGGCTAATTCCTACGGAATTAAAGGGCATAGTCTCTTGTGGATAAATCATTCCCACCGTTCCCTTCTGAGCACAACGCGATGCAAACTTATCACCAATGATAGGCACACGCTCAGTGCGCATCCGGATCTTTACGAAACGGAATCCATCCGCATTGCGGTCGGTATAAATCTTATCGACGAATCCGGTTTCATTACTTCGGAGACTGGTACTGCAATCTTTGTATAGTTGATGGCCGTTTTCATCTAGCTTATTCTTCAAAGGTAGCACCTTACCAATAATAATATCTTCACTGGTGACATACTCATCTTTACGGATGAATCCACGTTCATCTAGCTTATCATAATTACCGGGTTTAGTACCACGAGTATATTTGGGATTAGGTTTTGCAAATTTCTCCTCCCGACCGCTAGATTGAATTTTTTTCTCATCATCCTTATAGGTACGGTAAAAGGTTGCTCTGAATAAACCACGGTCCACCGCGCCTTTATTCAAAATTACACTATCCTCCATATTGTACCCAGTATAGCTACCAATGGCAACAATCGCATTAACACCGCATGGCAGCTCATCGTAATTAATATACTTGGCGAACCGTGTTTTTACTAATGCACGTTCTAGGTTATTAAGAACATATGCAAGAGTATCCATTCGTTTCTGGTAATTACTAGCATAGAGCCCAATGGATTGCTTACCCATAGCACAATTGCTAGAGAGAAATCCTGAACTAGCAATGAATGAATGATTTTTAGATTCAACTGTAATGTCAGAGACAAAAGGGCAATCTACTTCTTCAATTCTAGCGAGTGGTATAAAAACCATATTAGCTTGCCATTCTAGAGTAGTAGCTTGGAATGGTGAAGCTGCACGTGATGCTGCACGAGATGATTGACTAGAACCGACCGGTGATGTAGTATGAGAACTACCTCGGGATTTATATGTATTAATTCGTACATATTCATCCTTAATTAGTTCTTCTAATTCTTCACTAGTAGCATATGGATTGCCAGATAGACAAATACCAATTTTAGTGGTTTCATTCATCTTTCCTACTTCCAACCATCCATCTGTAGTCATAAAACGATGGTCTGCCGTAGCAATAATCGCGCGACCTGAGATAGTCTCAATACGATACGTTTTATTTGGTGCAAGCAGTGGAATAGTAAATTGACGAATAACTTTTGTTTCACTCAACTCCATATGTTTTGGGTTAAATGTCATTACTTTATCACCTATTTTTAGCATACCAATAGCTTTCCAGCTACCATCTGACATTAGAACAGTCTCTTCAGGGGCTAAACATTGGTAACAATTACGAGGCGATTGATTATCATCCGGAAATGGAATCACACCTGCAACTGCACCTAGAATAAGACCTGGGAAGATTTCACAATGGCTGAAAGTATTATTATAAGGTTCGTGCGCTTTATCCAAATCCTCGATAGTCATTGCAAAATAGCAATTATTAACTTCACACGAATCAATGTATTCAATAACACCTTCTGTACCAAATAATTCTGTAATCTTACCTGGGGTTTGGTTAGTTTTTAGAAGACCATATGATTGTGTAGCCTTGGATAGCTCATAAAATTTCGGACTAATCAGAAAATTAAATGCATATCCTGTTTCCTTCAATGCTGCCATATATTCTGATGTAATACGAAGTCGGTTTTCACCATCCACAATATACATTGGACGAGTAATACGACCCATATCAGTGTAAACCTTAATAGTACGTTGTTCGATATTCCAATGAATACCAGTGAATATATTTATATTGCCTTGCCGACGTTCGCAACGTAGTGCAGCAACAAATTTCGCTGGTTCAGTAGTAATACCTAGCCAATCGCCATTCACGAATACTAAAACATTACCCGCAATATCAGTCCCGATATCGCAGACATCAATAGGTTTAATACCAAGTGTCATAATTACTGCTCGAACCACATGGCTATTGCTATTAGTTGTAATCTTTGCAGTCAGTGCGAGATTCTTTACTAATCCAACTGGTTGGCCTTCAGGAGTCTCTGCAGGACAGAGATATCCCCAACTGCTGCCATGCAATTTGCGTGGTTTAACAATTTTACCATTGCTACCAGTCTTATCACTAGGTGAATTTACACGACGTAAATGAGAGATAAAACTCTGATGGCTAAGTCGATTTAACACTTGTGCAGTACCGGCTTTAATATTACCTTTTCCACCAGTCTTAATACCCCAGTTGCCAGTGGCAAGAGCGTATTTCAGACCTCCATCTATGATAGTCGGTTTGATTATCTTATAGATATTGTTATTAGTTATAATCTCGAATACATCACGCTTAGATTTATTATTCTTTATTTCACGAGTGATGCTTTTGACCATGTCCTTAACTAGCTTATTAAAACACTGTCGAAATTGAATTGCTAGCAAACGCCCTGGTGCATCTACACGCTTATTTTCATAAGCATCTCTGTCATCATACGGCATGTGACCATTCTGGACTAGTATGAGCTTTCGGGTCATATATCCTAGAAACTTAGCCTTCTTTGAATAATCCTTTCCCAAATGGGGAAGAACATCATCGTCTAAGAGTTTACGAACATAAGCCATCTTATCATCATGACTAAGCCGTACTTCCTTATTAGGATTCTTAAATTTCAAATAGTTGATAATAATTTCTTGAAATTTTTCTGGTTCCGCATCAGTGTTAATACAATGATTACGACAGACTTTCTTGAAACGCTCAAAACTGGATTTCAAAATTTCAGTAATAAATTTACCAAATTCATCATCCATATCCCAGGCAATATATTCAAATAATTTCTTATCAGTTGAAACACCTAGTGCTTTCAATAAGATGAGTAAGGGAATAGGATTCTTGAGACTAGGATTTTCAAATTCAAGCGAATTATCACGGTACAGTAGACGAACTACATTAGCAATAACTACACTAAAGCATTGGTCATTAGAACACCGGATTTCAATCTCCTTGCACTTATTCTTCTTCTGATTATTGAATACAAATGGCTCGTTCTCTGCAATACGTTCCTGGGAAATAATAACTTTCTCATTACCACCGATAATGAAATATCCACCGATGTCATAAGCACATTCCCCATTTTGTTCGAGAGTAGTTCCATCTTTCTTATTAAGAACACAATTGGCACCCATAACCATAATAGGAATGCGGCCAAAATTAATGTTATTAAAGATTTCCTCCTTTACGTCTTCCTGGTCATATGTCTCTAGAACTTCTTCACGTCCATCAACCCCGATTTTCACTTCAGGGTTAGAACTTGTTCGCAGAATGCGTGTTAATTTAACATTCATAGTAATAGGAGAACTATATGTAAGATTACGTAGCTTTGCAATATCAGGTCGCATCACCTTAAAAGAACCATCGTTCTCATAAATGGTTGGACGACCCAGATTATAGTTTAAGAAATCAATATGTAATTCCAACTTATGCTTATTAGCATTCGAATTATAGTTAAAATATAGTTTACGGGTATTGAATTGTCGAATGACATCACCAATATCCTTCTCGATAAATTGCTTATATGATGCATGTTGATGATTAACTAATTCCCTATTACTATGTTGTGTTAGGATAGTGTCAATCACATCAAATGTATCCGTATAATAATCAAAAGTATTATTCGATGCCATTCTTATTGCTAATCAGTATGTAATCAGATTCAAGTTTTTACGATTTATTTAATGGAAATATATGATGTAAAATAGAAATAATAAATTTCAATTTTTTATTGGCTATAGAATATCAGGTATCGTCTTAAATTTAAGCCAATAGGGTATTCTAGAGTAATGATACTAGGTTAAATATCTTTTATATTCAATTTATTATTATTTATTATTATTTGTTTTTCTGTGTTTTTTGATTCTTGTTTCCAATTTATAATGCAATTTCGTGAAGGTTTGAATAAAAAAATTGATTTTATAATAAAATATATTTAGTATTACATAAAAGATATCCCATAAAGCTAGATATACTTACAAATCAAATTATATTTTTGAAAAGAATGTCCAAAAACCATGGTAATGATACCCGTAAAAGCAAGAGGACTAAAGTAGATTCCAATCCTATCAAAAAAACAGTGCACACTACACCTACAAAAGGTAATGACCCTGAATTATATTGCAATAATTGTGGTGTATTTTTGGATAATATTAAGAATTATCACTATGTATTTAGTGATGATTTTGGTGAGCTAGATGTTTGTGGTAAATGTTTTGATGAATTAAATGAGGAGAATTCATTCAATACTGCATTCAATCCTAATGCACCTACTTTACCAAAGTCTAAAGGTATAGTTCCTAATGTTCCAAATCCATTAGAAACACATGTGCCTAAAATAAGTTTAGTATTTTTAAATCCACCCTTCAATGATGAAGGTAATACTAGTAATTCAACGAAAAAAACATCGGAAACAGACAAATCAAATGACAGAAATAAGAATAAAGATAAGAATAAAGATAAAAAAAGTGAGAAAGATAAAAAAGGTAAGGCAGAAAATGAGAGCCAACAAAATGATAGTTCTAGATATTTTCCACCGCCTAATGTACTAGGAGGAAATAATACAACAAGATGTAGTTCCACTGGTTGTGAACAGAACACCGGTGATTCTAGTTTATTATTCTTTCAGCAAATTTTAAATAGATTGCATGGTATTGATAAAACTTCTAGTAATAGTGCAACTTCAAATGAAGAAGATGTGGAAACTGATACCGAAGAAGAGGATGATACCCCTCTAGAATTCGAATGGCTAGGAGATAATATTAAAACTATTGATGACCTTATCACTATTGGAAAATCTTATGATAGTCGTAAACGGAAGCGTTATAATCTCAATCTAAAGCAACTAAATAAATTAGTTGCACCTCTAGAAGAATTAAAAGCTATGGTTGGAATGGCAGATGTAAAGAAAATCATCTTCGACCAACTCATTTATTACTTACAGAACCTAGATGATAAGAATGTTGATATGCTTCATACTGTTATTGTTGGTCCACCAGGTGTTGGAAAAACACAACTCACCCATATCATTGCGAAGATATATAATCGTCTCGGTTTTCTTAAAACTGATAAGGTAATATGTGCTAAGCGGGATGATTTAATAGGTGAATATATTGGTCAAACAGCACCCAAGACCCGCAAAGTACTTGAACGGGCACTTGGTGGTGTGTTGCTTTTGGATGAAATTTATTCCATTGCACCTACCAGCGATAGGGATTTTGCCCGGGAAGCTATAGATATGATTAATATGTACCTTTCCGAACACGCACATGACTTGGTATGTGTAGTAGCGGGATATAAGAAGCCGACATATGAGAAATTCTTTTCACAGAATGAAGGTCTAGCACGACGTTTCACCCATCATTTTGAAATCAAAGGTTATACCCATGATGAACTCGCCTTAATCTTAAAGAAATATCTAGAAAGCCAGAAATGGTCTCTAGGTGCTAGTTTAGAAGAGATTGGTGAAATTATCAAAGAGCATATGGAGCTATTTCCCAATTTCGGTGGCGATATGGCTACATTATTCGCTTGTTGCAAAAAAGCACATTCCCGACGGTTGCTGCAGATTCCTACAGAAGCAGAATTAACAGCTACTAAGAAAAAAATACAAAAATCCGATATTCTAGAAGCAGTTGGAATTTATAAGGAAATTAAGGAAAAACATTCTTCCGCAGAAGTGGAAGATAAGGCAAAGTATATGCATATGTATGTTTAGATATAAATATGCATTATTTCATAGTTTTTTTGTATTTAATTTATCAAGCAGATGGAGAAGCAGATACAAACCATTTATAACCAACAAATCCCAATATCGCTAGCAACACTATCACTAGCAAACTATAAAATGCGGTGCGATATTCGTAAATAACCTCAGTAATAGCCAATGATGCGGTTGTTGTAGTGGTCTTTTCAGATAGTGTAGTCTGTGGTGCAGTAGTTGTTGTTTTTATTATTTTTTCTGAATTACGCATGGCATCTCTCCGGCATTTGCTTACAATGGCATTATTTTCATCTAGAATTGATGGGTGCTCTTCAATGGAAGCTGCATCTTGATGGGATGTAGTGCTAGGAGTTGCATTTAAATCAGTTGGTAAACTAGCAGTAATCGCGGGCGCGGATGTCATAGTTTGGTTAGAAATTTGAGTAGGTTTGGACATGGATGTGGTTGTTTGTGGATTAGTAGTTTCAGTCCTATTGCTAGATAAACCAATCTTGTCTTCTAGAGTTTGTAATAGATTATTAGAACCGGTTGCAATGGGATAAGTCATTCCTACAGTAGTTTGTGGTATAGTTTGAGGTGTTGTTTGCTTGCCTGCCTTCACGCTAGAGTTATAATCTTGTATTATGGAGGGAACGGTGCCTTTAGGAACCCGCTGGGGGTCTTTGTTATAATATAATTCCTTTTTAGATATGGCATCAGTGGAACTTTGTTCTTCTGGAATTAGTTCCAATTTTATCTTAGTTGTTTTATTCTTGACCTTTACTAATTGTCCGCCTTTGGCTAGGCATTCATCGCTATCTTCATTACCGGTGATACCAGTGCCACCTACACAAACAGTATCTAGAACCTCAATTGGTGCCCCTTTTGGAATTTCTGCTACATTGATATATCCTCCATATTTACTAGGATTATTACGAATTACATTATTAAATAGTTTGGTCTGAATATCTAGAAGAGATAGATGTTCCGGTGTGTATTGCGACAAGTCCTGTGAGCTGGCACCACTAGAACTACTAGAATCACTAGAATCACTAGAAGGATTAGAAAAGTGTTCTCGTCTTGCGATTTTACGATTATTATTATTATTATTTCTAGAACCACCAAAGAATTTTTCAACTACATCTGCTTGTTCGGCTTGAATACCAATAGCACATTCCCTATTAATTTCTCGATTAATCTGACGGCTAGTAAGTTCTAGAGGTGTTATTCCAGCATTATTTTTTTGTTCGGTACTAACGCCGTGTTCGATTAACCATTGGATTATTTCACTCTTGGTATTAGGTACGGTTTCATCATCTTCTTTATAACTAGGGCAATTCAAGATACAATAATGAATAAGATTATTTCCTAGTGAATCAACACCTAGAACTGGTGAATTGTTAGTGTATAACATATTTACTACCCGCATATCTCCGGTAGCCATTGCATAGAACATGGCAGTTTCACCTTTTGAGGTAGGAATGGTTAAGTCTACACCTTGGCTTAATAGGGTTGCAATATTATCTAGATTACGGCCTTTAACAGCAAAATGAATTGGGGTTTCTCCTAGTTTATTCTGGATATTAAGATTTGCCTTAAGGGAGATTAACATAGTTAAAATATCATTATACTTACTCCCAGCAGCTAGATGAATCATACGATTGCGATAATCATCATTGGTAAGGGGTATATCTACTTTTTTATATTTTCGGATGTATTCCTTAACATAAGAAATATTATCCTCTAGAATAGCTTGTGTCACCCTAGCATCATCCACAGCAGTATAAGTCATATCAGCTGTAGAATTTTGTAAAAGATTATTTACAGTTATGGTCTCTGCCGAGCTACAAGAATCATTATAGCAATCATTTACTAGATTAACTGCCCGGAAGATAGTAGGGTCAGATGTGGGCTGAATAGTTGCTTTGGTAATTTTACAGATGAAATAGGGTTCAGGGTCTTGCCACCCAGATTCTTTAACATTCTTTGTTGTAGAAAGTTTTATTGACATTAATTGCGAACCTTCATACATTGGCATAATTTTCGGATATTTCTGGGTGAACTGCTTTGTGAAAGCTGCATCAGGCATAGCAGTTGGGTCATTAGGGTCGCAGCAAGTGGTTACAGTGCACCCTTTTGCAGCAGATATGCGGTATAGAGCGGTTTTCATAATATTTAGGTCTTCAGGGCTATAATCTCGCCCAGTATTAGGGTTTATTCCGGTTATACCATTGATATAGAATGGTGATATACAATTGCAAGTCTTATCGTTTTTTACTGATGCTAGTTTTAAATATGTTTCCATAGCTAGTAATTATACCTATTGCATATACTATAGTATAGAAGGATAAATATTTGCCATAGAATACTATTATGTACCGTCTTAAATTTAATTTATTACACCAATAAAATAAATTAATATACATTGAAAAAATATAAATTACCACGCAAAAGTATTTTAAAACTGGTGTACCGCAAGCCACAGCAAAAGCTGTGGCTTTCGGTAGGGTAATATCTTCAACTCTTATTAATTAATGAATTATCTAAACCAAATGCAAATAAAAAAGTAAATAAAAACAAAGAAGAAAAATAAAATAATTGTGGATTAAATTGCTTCCATCATAGGTGGTGGTGATAATGGTGCGGCAGCAGGTG